GCAAACCGTCGCGCCTGCAACGGGTTCACCTTCACAAGCGGCAGCTTGCCCGCGAGGGTCTCCTCGAAAAGGCGATGATACGGCCCGGTCGGCTCGTAGACCACACGCGCCAGGGGCCGCGCGCCCAGCCGCCGCGTCAGCTGCACGGTGGCTTGTTCGATTTGACCCATCGACACGCCCGCCAGATCGCCCGCGCGCTCCAGCACCTGAATGCTGGCCACGGTGGTGCCGAGCGAGGCCGCGAGTTTCGCCTGTGCATCGACGGTCTGCAGGCCCGGGCGGATCATCGCGCCCCCGGCAGCGGCCAGCGCAGCAGTTGCGGCAGCGGCGGCAAGCGTGGCGCGACGGGCGAATGCGGCGACGCGGGCATTGGCCATGTCCATCTCGCTCGACAGGCGGCCAAATCCCCGCGCACCAGCCGCACCCACGCCCTCCAGCTCGGCGCGCACCTGGCGGCCGCCAACTGCGGCGAGGCGGACGGACACGCGTTTCTCAGCCATCGCGAATTCCTTCCATCTGCTCGTTCAGTTTACGCACCATCACCGCCTCGATCTCTGGCAGCAGTTCGGCGGCGATCAGGGGGGCGATGCCCAACGCCTGCGCCAGCGCCAAAGCTGCGCCCATGTCCCAGCCGAGCACCACGCCGGGGATCACGCGCAGCTGCCCGACGAGTCGGCCAACCAGATCCCAGACCTGCCAGCCCTCGAAGCTGTGGGGTCGGTTCAGTCTTGCGGGGCAGTCCTGGCACGAGACCTGGCACGCTTCGCAGTACCGGTCGCCCCCGCTAAAGTGCCATTCAGCAAGGGCGCGGAGACGTTTTTTTCCGCGTCCAGCAACAGGCCGCGCGCGACGTATCGGGTCTGGAAGGCTTCAAAGACCGGCCAGATTTCCAGCAGGGCGTCGATGCCCTCGGGCGAAACGGGCAGGATGTTGCCTGCATCATCACCGACACCTTCCCAATCCAGCACGGCGCGGCGGGCGACGGCCTTGGCCATGGCCAGCGCCATTTCCTCTTGGGTCGCGCCCTCAGGGAGTGTTTCCACAACCAGATCGGCGCGGGCCGACACCATCAGCGCGGTGGTCAGGGGGGCGACCAGCAATCGCAGGCCAGGGGCGAGCTCCAGCCATTCGGGCGCGGCGGTCAGGTTCAGGCAGATCATCAATAGGTCTCCACATCATTGATCAGGGTTGCGGTGCACATTCGGCCCACCACGTTGTCGCGCGCGGCCTGCCAGTCGAAGGTCGCCTGCACGCCCTGAGGCCCGGAAATCTCGATGCGGGGGCGCGGCAGATAGACGGCATGGACGGTGAAGGTGAAGGCCTCGCCGGAGGGCAGGACATAGGCGAAACTGATCTCGGCGGGATCGCCGTTGATCGCCTGGCTGACCAGCGTGCTGTCGGCAAAGCGCACCTCGATCCAGAATTGCCGTCTTGTGGTGTTCCGCGATGGGCGTCTCGCAGCCCTCGCAATGATATTCCGCCGTTTCCGGCCGCCCCTTTTGCCAGCGCAGCCGGTCGAACTTCAGCCATTGCATTGCCCTGCAATGCGGGCACGGCACGAAGTACCGGCGCTGGTCGCTCGCATCGAACTCGCGCTCGATCCGGCTCAGCCCCCGGATCGTCGGCGTCGAGACGAGGAACACCTTGCGCCGGTGGGCGAAGGTCAGCGACCGCGCTTCCGCCAGCGTGACCGGGTCGCCTTCCTCGTCAGCCGAGGCCGGATAGGCGTCGACCTCGTCGAGGAAGATGTACCGCGCCGGTGTGGATCGCAGCCCGACCGCCGAGTTCGCGCCCGTCATGATCAGAATGCCGCCCGCGAACTCCTTCGACAGCATCGTGTTGCCCGCGTCCCGCGATCGCGCGGGCTTCACCCGCTCCCGCAGCTCGGGGCTCTCGTCGATCAGCGGGTCGATCCGCTGGCGCGAGTTGCGTTTCGCCAATTCCACGGTGGGCTGGACCGCCAGCATCGGCCCCGGTGCCTGGTGGATGGCAAACCCGATCCAGTTGTTGCCTGCCTCGGTCGCCCCGACCTGCGCGGCCTTCATGAACACGATCCGCTGGGTCGGATCGCCGGGGCTCAGCCGGTCCATGATCTCGCGCATGTAGGGCGTGCGCACCGTGCGATACCGCCCGGGTTCGGCCGAGGCGCGACCCGAGAGCATGCGATGCCGGTCCGCCCAATCCGAGACGGTCAGGTCCGGGTCGGGCCGGAGCCCGTTGCCCCAAGTGCGCAGAATCTCCGCCGCGCCGTCAAAGTCCGTCAGCGCGTCATCGTCACCGGAAGTCGGGCCGGACCTCGGCGAGCTCAATGAGGTGGGCGCGTACATGACTCGAAAGCACCTTCTGCATCGCGGCTGGCTCCACGGTGATCTGCTGGCCCGTCGCGTCGCTGCACGAGGCCGAGAGTTCGGCCGCCATCAGCGCCGCCGCGCGCGCGGGCCAGTTCACCCACGCATCCCGTTCCTCCCGCGCCAGCCGGAACACCAGCGCCAGCGCGCGGGCCCGCTCGATCAACTCCCCCTTCAGCTTCTGGAGCCGGATGCGCCGCTCCTGCGCCTTCAGCACCTCGTTCGCCGTCTTCGCCTGCAGGAACGTCGTGCCGCCGCCAACGGGCGGGACAGCCAGCCCCTGCTCGCGCAGCGTGTCGCCGACGGCGGCCACCGCCGCCTCGGGGACAGGCTTCAGCTTCGGCGCTGGCGGCTTGCGGGTCTTCGACGGGTCCGTCGTCTCGGCACGCCGCGCATCGCTGGCGGCCGCGTTGATGCTGCCGTCGGCATAGAGGACCAGCCGCTCGGTCGTCTTTGCCTTCTGGATTGCGCCGCGCGACAGCCCGACATGGGCGGCGTACTGGCGCTCGCTCTTGCCCTGCATCGACGGCTCCGATTATCATTCTGAATCATGTGCTTATCGAGTTGATAAGCGCGCCGGAGAGAGCGAACGTCACTCCAACGAAGCGATGCAACTCGACCCAAGGAGCCACCCCGATGACCCGCCGCGCGACCGACAACACGAAAGCCCTCGACGCCTTCATCGCCGCCAAGTTCGAGATCGACGCGATGATGGAGCGGCTCGCCACCCTGAGCGCGGACCATTTCGAGACCCACCCCGACGAGATCAATTGGGGCCATGTCGGCACCCTGAACCACTACCGCGCCAAGCTGCGCGAGATCACCGACATGGCGTTTAGCGAAGGCGAACACGCCGAGTGAGACGACCCGCTCCCGGTCCCGCCCGCCGACTGGCGGGCTCGGCCTCGTAGAAGGGCCCGCATTCCGCGCGCCCCGATACGGGAGACGACGATGACCAAGATTTCCGACACCCAAGCCATCATCCTCAGCTCCGCCGCACAGCGCGACAACCGCATCACCCTGCCGCTACCCGACAGCCTGCGGGGCGGCGCCGCCGCCAAGGTGGTCGGCGCGATGCTCGCGAAGGGGTTCCTGCAGGAGGTCGACGCGGACATACGCAAGGGCGAACCCGTCTGGCGCGAGACCGGCGACGGCCACGGCGTCACGCTGGTCGCCACCGACGCGGGGCTCGTCGCTATCGGCATCGAGCCCGAGGACGCGGACACCGCGCCTGCGGGCGCCAACGAGGCGCCGATCGAAGAGCCCGCGACGGACACCCCCGCCGAGACCGAGTGCGCGCTCAAGACGCGCACACCGCGCGAGGGCACCAAGCAGGCCACGCTGATCGCCATGCTGCGCGCACCGGACGGCGCGACCATCGAGGAGATCATGGCCGCGACGGGCTGGCAGTCGCACACGGTGCGCGGCGCGATGGCCGGGGCGCTGAAGAAGAAGCTCGGGCTCGAGGTGACCTCGGAGAAGGTCGAGGATCGGGGGCGCGTGTACAAACTCCCCGCCGCCTGACGCGCCGGACCCCGACAAGCTGATGACCGCCGTCCCTACGGGGCGGCGGTCGATCATTTGGCGCTCCGCATCCGGATCGCGTCGAACACCCGCCGCAAGGCGAAGGAACGGGCGATCGAGACGACGGTGAAAATGGCGCCCATCTTCAGGTTCTGCGCCAGCGTTGCATGCAGCCCGAAGATGGGGAAGATCAGGATCTGGGTGACGACCGCGACGCCGTAGCCGACGATCACGTTGGCGACGGATTCGACCAGCGACATGAGGCGGGACTGCTTCATCCCGC